TAAAGTGGGGTAAGTACACTCCAGAAGAGTGGGTAAGGCTTGAACAATTATACCAAAAGATGACTGATGATTACGCCATTGAAGGCGCTGGTCATGAGGATACTCTGCTTTTGGTATGTAAAACCTCTTTGAAGGCTAATCAACTTCTTGATATGGGAGATATTGATGGAGCGACTAAGGCTACAAAGATGTATAATGACTTAATGAAGTCTGGACATTTTACCGCAGACCAAAATAAGAAGAAAGAAGATGAAGTTCTTAATTCTATTAGTGAGTTGACTGTAATGTGCGAAAAAGAAGGCTTTATTCCAAGATTTTATATTGATAAACCAAATGATAAAGTAGATGCAGTAATTCAGGATTTGAAGGATTATACTTATTCTGTTATGACAGAGGAACTTAATCTTGGTAATTTAATTGAGAGTGCGGTTCGTCAAATGGCTATTGAAGAAGCCAAAGAAGAAGATGAAGATATTGATGATGAAGAACTCACAATGGAAGATATTCAAAATATTACCGACCAAGACCATGAACAATTCTTTGACATGGTAGAAGAAGAAGCGGGTTCTGATGAAGACATTATTACTAAATTCCTTGAAGAGGAAGGAGGAGAATAATGGCTTTACAAGATTTAATTGATTTATCTAAGCAAGTAGAGAAGAAACATTCTTCTGAAATAACTGAAGATAGAATAAAAGCAATAGTACCAGTAGCAAGACAGTATATAAGTTTTTGGCGTGAATACCCAGACCTTTTTATAGACTTTTTGCTTAAGATGGGTAATCCACAAAATTTTGAGTTTTATTTCTTTCAAAGAGTATTCTTAAGAGTGGCTATGCGCCACCAGTATGTGTATGCAGTCTTCCCTCGTGCTTATTCTAAATCTTTCTTGTCAATGATGACTCTCATGCTGAGATGTATCTTATATCCCGGTTGTAAACTATTTGTTACTTCTGGTGGTAAAGAACAAGCCGCAGGCATTATGAAGGAAAAGGTTCAAGAAATTTGTAATCTTGTTCCCGCTATTGAAAGAGAAATAAACTGGGATAGAGGTATCACTCTTGAAGGTAAAGACTATGCTAAATATACTTTTAAAAATGATTCTTATTTCGATAATATTGCGGCGAGAGAAAGTTCAAGAGGTAAGCGTAGACATGCGGGCGTTATCGAGGAGTGCGTCGGCGTCGATGGAGATATTTTGAGCACGGTTATTATCCCCACCATGAACATTTCACGTAGATGTGCGGACGGTAGCACCCACCCTGAAGAGCAACTGAATAAGGCTCAGTTATACATTAACTTTTTTGGACAAAACGTTATGAGAATTTGTGCTTAAATTTCATATATAATATATGAAGTAATAGGAGGCACAAAAAAATGTATTATATTTATAAAATAGAAAATTTGGTTAATCATAAAAAATATATAGGATTAACCAATAATATACCAAGAAGAAGAGCAAGACATTTTACTGATTTAAATTGCAATAGACATGATAATTCATTTTTACAAAAAGAATTTAATATTTATGGTAAAGAAAATTTTAGTTTTGAAGTAGTTTATTCTGGTGATATTGATAGTGAAGAAATTGGAATAAAAGAGCAAGAATTTATAAAATTTTATGATAGTTATAGAAATGGATATAATCAAAATGAAGGTGGCAATTTTGGACCATCTAATGGAGGTTCTCACTTAACTCAATCTGATATATTCAATATATTATCAGCTTTAGAATTTTGTTCTAGACCTGGAGGAGTACTTTCAAGAATGTATGATGTTTCTTTAACTACAATAAGTAGAATAAAAAAGGGAGAAAATCATATTCAATACAAAAGAGAATATGAAAAATTACCTTTAGAATTAAGAAAAGAAATTTATGATAATTTTTGTAAAAGTACACAATTTGATATTGCCAAAATAAATCAAACAATAATAAAAAATAAAAGAAAATTAACAAAAGAACAAGTTTTTATGATTTTAGCTAATTATGAATTTAAAATAGTAACTTTGTCTGAATTAAAAATACGCTTTGGTATAGTTAGTGATTATACTTTTTCTTGTATAAAAAATGGAAAAAGTTATAAAGATTATAAATATTTATATGACAATCTAAATGATAACGAAAAACAAAAAATAGTGTCATTATTAAGAAATTAATAATAGAAAACCCTTTGAATTGCTGGAAACCCCTAACGTAAAGACGAGGGCAATCAGCAGCCAAGCTTCAATTAGAAGAAGGTTCAACGACTATCTCGTAAGAGAGTACACTATAAGCGTTTGATAGTGGAAGTGGAGGGCTCTTAACAGGTAAAGCTGAAGATGAAGATATAGTCTACTCTTATAAGAAATTATAAGCAGCGAAAGCGCAATTAACGTAGCGAGTTAATTGGAATATAAAGGAACAACGGCAGGTTTTAAAAACACATACGCATATGAGAAACTTATTCAAATTCTTGTATGGCAGATTGTTAAACCCGAAAAGGCTATGATGATTGGTGGTACTTATAAAATTCCTGTTCTTGTTAAATTGTTGGATAAACATTTTGTTCAAGACTTGAAAATGGACGGAACTTTTAATGAAGTATCCTTCCAGAGAGAATATGAATCTAAATGGGCCGGTACTATTGAAGACGCTTTCTTTAATGCTGATGTCTATGATAGAAATAGAATATTAAAAGCACCAGAATATCAAGCTTCTGGTCGTTCAAGTAAAAACACTTTCTATGTCATATCAGTCGACGTTGGTCGTAAAGGATGTGACTCTGTTGCGATTATCTGGAAAGTAACTCCGGGAGCGCAAGGAACTTCATTAAAACAGTTAGTTAATATTTATACTAAAACTGCTGAACACTTTGAGGAACAGGCAATTTGGTTAAAACGATTATTTTATAAGTTCCAAGCGAAGAGACTTGTAATCGATGGTAATGGTCTTGGTATTGGTTTGCTTGACTATATGGTTAAGCCGCAAACAGATGTAGAAACCAATGAAGTATTCCCAGATTTTGGTATTTACAACGATGAAGATGGTGAATACAAAAAGTTCAGAAGTGTAGAGTGTCAGGATGATGCTATATACGTCATCAAGGCCAACGCACCCATCAACACCGAGGCGCACGCAAACGCCCAATCTCAACTTTCTTCTGGTAGAGTAAAACTTTTAATTGATGAAAGAGTTGCAAAGGGAAAATTATTAGGAACTGTTAAAGGAAATAATATGAAACCTGAAGAAAGGGCAGAATATTTAAAACCGTTTACATTAACTTCCATATTAAGAGAAGAGATGATGAATCTGCGAGAAGAGAATGATGGAACTAACATTATTCTTAAACGTGCAAATAAAGGTATCGCAAAGGATAAATTTTCTGCTTTTGAATACGGACTTTATTATATCAAAAAAGAAGAAGATGAAAAGAAGAGAAGAAAAAAGAAATTTAACACTAAAGACTTTAAGTTTAAATAATGAGGAGAGAAGAAAATGGATGCTAGTAGAGGAGAAATAAAAATCCATGAGATTTTGGAGAATTTTGGTCTGAATTATAAAATGGAATTTATGTTTTCAGATTTGAAAACCTCCTCTGGCACTCCTCTTCGTTTTGATTTTGCTGTGTTTGATGATGATGGAAACCTTGATTTCTTAATAGAGTATCAGGGCAGACAGCATTATGAGGCCTCGTCACGATTCGGTGGTAAAGCGGGCCTCCGCAAACAACAGTATAATGACCAACAAAAACGAAGATATTGTGCATTTCATGGTTATAAGTTAGTAGAAATTCCGTATACAGAAGAAAATCTTATTTCTTATGATTATATTATGAAAAAGGCTGGTTATTAAGCCAGTTTCCTACACTTTAGAGAAGGGGGTGAAAAATTGAGAAATAGACAAGAATATATATACGATGACAACAAAGGCTCATATCTTGTCAAGCCAAAAGTAGAGTTTGGTAAAATCAAAATAGATAAAAGAACTATTGATGATGCTACTTTAAAAATGACTCAGCGCACTTATAAATGTGGTTCAAGAACCTTTAAAATTGCTGATATTTATAGAGCAATAGATGAAAAGAATTTATTTTATTTAAGAGATATATCAAACTTCTTTTATGATACTAATGGTATTTATTCAAGAATATGTGATTACTTTGCTAACATGTATAGATTCGACTGGTACATCGTCCCTGAAATCTATGACCAAGAAAAGGTTGACAATGATAAGGTTTTAAAGAAACTTTATTTCCTTTTAGGCTTTTTAGATGGTTCTTATATAAAAAAGAATTGTGGAGATATAGCATTAAAAGTTATTAAGAATGGAGCTTACTACGGCTATTTGGTGCCTTCAAAAAATGGAATAGTTCTTCAAGAATTGCCTATTGCATATTGTAGAAGCCTTTATAATTCTGGAAGTACACCAGTTATTGAATTTAACATGAGATATTTCGATGAAAATTTCATCGACCCAGAGTATAGAACTAAAATTCTTAATATGTTTCCCGATGAATTTAAGAAGGGTTATATCCTTTACAAACAAGGTAAATTGCCCGGTGACAATATCCAACAGTCAACCTATTGGACAGGTACTCCAAGATGGTCACCCACTTATATAAAAGATGGCTGGTACGCACTTGAAGTTGGTTCTGCAATAAAATTTGCTTTTGCCAATGGAGACCAACCACTTTTTGCGAAAGCTATTCCCGCAATTTTAGACTTAATGACTTCACAAGGATTGGATAAGCAGAAGCAAATGCAGAATTTGCAAAAACTTCTCATTCAGAAATATCCTCTTGATAAAAACTTTGACTTAGTATTTGACTTGGATGAAATTAAAGACTTACATGATAATACTGTTGAAATGGTTGAGGATAATATAGGAGTTGGCGTTGTTTCCACTGTTGCTGATGTTGATGCAGTTAATATTGCTGATACTTCTACTGCTCAAAGCACAGATGTTTTGGAAAGAATGGAACGTGGTGTTTACAACGCTTTTGGTGTTTCAAGAAACTTGTTTAATTCTGATACAAGTTTGGCTCTTGAAAAGTCTATTCTTGATGATGAATCTTCTTTAAGAACTTTATTATTGCAATTTACTGCTTTCTTTGATAATATTGTGCAGCACTTGGCTTCCAACAGCAAGTTTAAGTATAGATTCTATATGCTTGAAACTACACAGTATAATTATAAAGATTTATCAAAGATGTATAAAGAGCAAGTACAAATTGGTTATTCTAAAATATTACCTCAGATTGCTCTTGGTCATTCACAGAGTTCTATCTTGCACAACGCTTACTTTGAGAATGAAGTATTGAACTTGAGTGCAATTATGATACCTCCTCTTATGTCTTCTACTATGAACGCAGAAAGTTTGAGTAGTGTAACTGGTGGTAAAAACCAAAAGAGTGAAAGTAATCAAGAGGGTGCGGGCCGCCCTGAGAAGAGCGACAGCGAGAAGTCTGAGAAGACAGCAGCTAACTTAGAATCTATGTAAGGAGGAGAAGGATGAAGCATACAAGTGTTATTGCAGGTGCGCCCTGTGAATTTATTGATGTAAAACCTTTGAACCCACTTATTTCTAAATGTCATATTAAGGTTTGTTATGTAGGTGATAAGCCTAATCGAAATGGTAGTGTAATTACTAAAGAAGTAGCTACAAAGATGGCTAATTCACTCCCCGGTAGTCCTATTGTTGGCCTCTACAATGAGGCCACAGAGGACTTTGAGGAGCATAGTCGTTCCATTGAAATTTCCGGTGACAAATGGGAAGTAAAGGAACTTACAAAGCCTTATGGCTTTGTTCCTACTGACGCTAAGTGTTGGTTCCAAGATTTTATTGATGATGGAGATACTATTCACAAGTATCTTATGACAGAAGGTTATTTATGGACTGGTCAGTATCCAGAGTGTCAGAGAATTATAGATAAGGGAAATAACCAATCTATGGAATTAGATCCAAATTCTATTGATGCTGAATGGTCAGAAAGTAATAATGACGAACCTTCATTTTTCATTATAAATGAAGCAATAATATCAAAACTTTGCATTTTGGGAGAAGAAATGGAGCCTTGTTTTGAAGGTGCTACCATTAAAGGTGCTGATTACTCTTTGATTAAGGATAATGAAGAGTTCAAGAAGCAATTATTCTCAATGATGCAAGAGATTAAGGAATTATTGGAAAATACTGAAGAAGGAGGAACAGAAGATTTGAACGGAGATATCGAAATGATTGATGTTACTAATCCAGAGGCTCAGGTTGAAGAAACTGATGTTCAGGTTGCTGATACAGAATTTGCTGATAACTCTGGTGAACAGGCAGAAGTTACTCCACCTTCTGAGGATGGCGAAGGCGCTGGTTCCGAAGAAGATAGCACAGAAGGACAGGCTGCCGACGTTGATGAAGGTTCAGAGGAAAACGATGAATCTGGTGAAAATTCTGAGGGCGAAAATGATGAATCAGAAACCTCAGAAACTCAATATAAATTAGAGGACATTCCTGAATATGTTGCTCTTGCAAAAGAGTACAAGGAATTACAAACACGCTGTGCCGCACTCGAAGCAGAGCTTGCTCCACTTAAGGAGTTCAAACTTGCTGAGGAAAAGAAACAGAAGCAGGCAATGATTGATTCATTCTACATGCTTTCTGATTCTGATAAAGAAGATGTTATCAAGAACATTGATACTTATTCTTTAGACCAGATTGAGGCAAAGCTTTCAGTTATTTGTGTTCGCAACAAGGTAGGTTTTAACCTTGATTCAGAGGAAAAGAAGGAAGAAGTACCCGCTGCTAATTTTAATTTAGACAGCTTGACTGCTCCTGATTCTGCTCTCGAATCTGCTCCAGCATGGGTTAAGGCAGTCCTT